CTGATTTATAGTTTACTCTATTTTGGCCAAACTAAATCAATACACCTCCATAGTGATGGTGTACTCTGCAAAATCTTCATTAGCGAACTGTGATGGAGCAATTCCAGCAAGACCTTCCAAGATTAAGTATCCAGACCTCAAGACTCCTGCGCGAACTGAATAAAATCCGAGAGTTGTACTGTCGCCTGTTCCGGCAGGGCGAAAATACGTTTCCCAGTTCGTGACCGTCGCTCCAGAGACGGTCTTCGCATCCTTGTACGCAGTCTTGAAATGGTCATCGACTTCACCGGGTCCTTTTACAACCGCAGTTACTGTCAAATAGAAATTCTTGTTTTCGATCGATGCAGGAATTTGTCCAGTTAGCTTCAACCGAGGTATGTCGTACGGTTCCGAAGTTGCTGTGACGTAATCTTCTACTTTAAAGGGAAAGGTGACGCTTCCCCTAGTATTAGCTCTAAGATATGAGTCAAATGTTGAACTGAAATCGCTTCCGGTTTGCCATATCTTATACCCCACTGTGGCACACGTAGTGAAACTCGGTGATTCGAAAATTGTACTCGGCACTACGTATGGATACAACAGTTCCACATCATAAGTGCACCACAATTGTCCCAACACTGTTCCACTTGGTAGCGTGAGACCCTCTGTTGCCACGTTAAGAGTTCCTACGGTAGACATCCTCAGATCAGTGTCTGAATTGACACTTTGAGGGTGCCTAATGTAGTACCCGCCTTTAGGCATCGTATTTGGGTCGCACTCAATTGGTGCTGCTGCTGACACAGACGGCTTCGTCGACGTTGAAAACATCGAATTCAGCATCTGAGCAGTTGAAGTATATTCTTCCTCCGTGGCATTGTAATTGACTGCAAGCTGCACCGTTCCTGAATTGTTATAATCAGTACTAGTCGTCTTATAGTAGAAAACCATCCCGTGATATTTCACTTTCTGGTATCTGGCTGCAAGTTCTGCAAGCCACGGAAAGAGCGTTTTGTTGTCGACAGCAAGCCTGTAAGACGTGTTATTGAACACATCTGGTGTAGGAGGAGAGATAATGTTTCCAATGAACTCTCTGTGCCTCACCCTAGACCCGTGCTCGCTAGGAGCAAAAGTAGGTATGTTTTGAGCATCTGCTCCCATAACACTTTGTCTTTGTAGCGTGTTGTGACTGACTTGATATGAACCTCTACCTGTGATTTTAGAGATCCCCGTCCCGATAGCTGTTCCAATTGGCCCTGCTATTTGTCCACCTAGAGTGGCGAACGTTCCTCGCGGAATCATCTTCGTCAGTTTGTCGACCTTATCAAGTAAGATCTCCTGATTTCGTTTGGCCGCCCCTTTAGCCTGGGGCTGGCCCGCCTTATTTTTCACCATACGCGCTGGTCGGCTAGCGCGTGTATCTTCCATTATCACCGGTCTACAACAGATTCTCACACTCCTCAATGAATGCAAGAACCATAGCCTTGTCGGGGTGATCGATGAGCTCACATGCGTAGTTCTCGAGAGTAGCTACGGTGAGTTTCTCCTTCGACATTGCGTCGAAAATCGTCTTTCCCACTTCATGCAAGTAGCACGCGGGCCGACCGCGGATTCTGAAGAAAACGTGAGAACAAAAATGATATTCTCCGTCCTTGACTTCTGCAAAGTCTCTAACAACGACATTGTTTTCGTTGTATCTCTTCATTGTTTCCGCTAATGGAAGTGTTGTCCACTCCACGCAGTCATCGCCATTAGTCTTTACGTACTTCGATCCAGCGTCAAACGCACAAGCCGCTCTCGCGACCCCGTTTGCGCTTGTGGTGAT